GGAAAGTATCCCTCCCACTTACTAGCAATTTCGTCATATGGCAGGTCCTGCCAAATCTGGCGCAATTGTTGAGGTTGAAGACCGGATAAGACTGTATAGTCTTTATCCATTCTTTCTATGGTTTTAACAATACGATATTGAGTGTTATACAACACTTCAACATTGTAGTTAATGTTCCCTTCGTCGTAACACGACTTTTGGGCAATCATAGATAGACGTTTACCAAAATTCACGATGTCCTCAGGACACCTTGAATTTGCCGCTAAATCATTGGCCTCTATGAGGTCATTGTTTAGTAGCCGTTTTTGATCTACGTATCTCCCGAAAACAATTACTTGTTTTGGAGATAGATACTGTAAGTCATTATTAGTGGTAAGCATCAAATACTTTGGATTACTGATGTCAAATAAATTTGTATCAGATTCTACCAGTTGAGTAATATCATCTGAGTAGTCATCCATTGCATCTACAATCTCAAAGATCTTATCCTGCACGGCTTCTACATTCTCTACGATTGTCATTATAGAATGAGCAATCATAAGGCGAGTGAGAAGTTTGGGGTCCTGGTACAGGCCTTTTACAAGGTCTCCAGTCACCCAATTACCGGCTATGAGATAGTCGTATGTTAAACTTGTCCAATATGAATTCTTTTCATATTGTCCAATGAGTAACATACTGACAATCCAATCTTGTAGCTTTTGCAGGTAGGTTATTTCGGTACCCTTAACATTATTGTTAAGAGAATCGAACAACGAGGCATCCAACTGGATACCTCTACTACTGCATAAGCCTAGTAGTGTTGGAATGTAACGGTAATTCTTGCTTTTGGAAATGATATTAGGACTAATCCTACTAACATCTTCAGCGTCAAGAAAAGTACGCGAACAGAACTCCATATATGAAGTTCCATCAACGCACATCTTTGATTTACTAGTATTTATGGGAAGAGAAATCTTCTCATAATATACTGGGATTTGGTCTTCTGGATCATAGATCCATAGATCATCACCCACTTTACCATAACACTCGTTATCAGGGAATACTCCCTGGTAGCTGGTTTTCTTATCTATAATAAAATTTATAAATAAGTGATCGGTAAGTGTAGCAATATCGAAGCTACCGTTAGTACCCATTCCTTGGCCTTGACCATATTTTACAATATGGTTAAGCTTTGGATAGTACCAGTCGCAATGGACAACTAATTGTCCCCATGCTTCTGCAAATCTTGGGCTGAATAACTTCTTAACCACGATCTTCTGAAGATCACGGTGGAACTTATCCGTCCAAGATGAGATATCATAGCACTTTAAATGTTTAACATCTAAAGTGATGGTCTGACCATTTCTCACTATTTTATCTCTTTCCAAGCATCGTTGCTGAAATTTCACCATTTGAGTTACACCCAAATCTTGATTTTTCCGAAAGTCCGTTTTACCGAACTTTATTTCTATGACAGATTGTACATAAAACCTAAAAGGTTCCAGTATAAGCTGTGTCCAGAAATCGACGATAGCTACCAGTCTGGTTTTAAAACCACTATCTGGTACGCTTGCCAACACTCTAAGTTTTGTAGTTGGTAATTTATCCGGTTGTTGGCTAGAGCAAATATGGTCATTACTAGTTTTACTAGTAATATCCGTCAAATACTCATATAGATAACTACAATTCAACTCTTCACAGATTAATCTGAAAGGGTGACGTAGTTTACTATTTAACAACTCGTGTGCTTCTTGGATGGCGGACTCAATTTTGGGTACACCATTAGGACCGTTTTTCCTTACGTTAAAACGGATATTAAATAGATTGGGACTATTCCCAATAGGTTTAATATTTTCCAATGATTCATTAACATAGTTAGTGAATTCATCAAGAAGATTTTGATCAATTGGCTTAGCTTTGTCAGTTACTGATTGTAAATCAGGATCTACAAGGCCTTCTACTATCCGAACAATGTTCAGAATAGTATTAATTACTTGATAGTACTTTTGTTTCATAGAAACATCTGTTACTTGAAAGTAATCTGCCACAAGCTGAGTAAAATTTTTACCCAGTTGGGAAGGAACTCTGTAAACTTTAGAGGTGGCAAGCCACCCCGGGTTTTCAGGGTTTCGACCTTCAATTAGCTCAATGGTATAATCCTTTATAGTTTTATACCT